CAGTTGGCTCAGATAAAGTAAGTTATATGGTCGTTGCTGGCGGAGCTGGCGGCGCCTGGGACAGAGGAGCTGGAGGTGGAGCCGGAGGATACAGAGAAGGAAAATCCCCTCAATGCGCTTATACAGCTTCCCCAATAGCTTGTACTGCAGGTTGTAACGCGGGTTTATCCGTTTCATGTAGTCCTGGTTCTTATGCAATAGTAGTTGGCGGCGGTGGCGTTGCTGGCTCTCCTTCTGTTTCTCCTAGACGAGGAGGTTCAGGGACAGTCTCAAGTTTTTCAACAATCACATCTGCTGGAGGCGGAGGTGGTGGAACATATTATGGTGGTGCAAAGGATGGTCTTGATGGAGGCTCTGGAGGCGGCTCAGGCCCGGATGGGCCTTCTACTGGAGGATCAGGAGATGTTCCAGATACTACACCTAATCAAGGAACTCCTGGCGGAAGCAATCTTAACACAAGTTCTCCCCCACTCACCCAACCTGGTGCTGGCGGCGGCGGAGCAACTGTCGCTGGAGCAAGTACTGAAGCTAGTCAAGGAGATGGCGTAGCTGGCGGTGCTGGTGCTACAACATGTATTCTTTCTTCTCCCCCAACAATTTATGCTGGAGGCGGAGGCGGCGGAGGTGCTTATTGTTGTCCTGTTGGTCCATCCGCAGGCGGTGCTGGTGGAGCAGGCGGTGGTGGTGCTGGAGGAGATTCTCCAGGCGGCAATGCAGGCATAGCAGGAGGCCTTAATACTGGTGGCGGCGCAGGCGGAGGAGGAAATCCTTCTGGCTCTGGTCCTTCAGTAGGTGGTGCTGGTGGTAGCGGAATAGTAATTATAAGATATAAATATCAATAAAATCATGGCACACTTTGCAAAAATAGGAGATACATCAAAAGTTCTTGCAGTATTAACTTTAAATAATAAAGATATGCTAAACGCTGACAGTGTTGAAGAGGAATCAGTAGGACAAAAATATTTAGAAAAACACAATAACTGGCCTGCCGAAAGGTGGATTCAAACATCTTACAATACAATGGGTGGTATACATAATTTAGGTGGAACTCCATTAAGAGGAAACTACGCAGGTATAGGTATGACTTGGGATGAAGATAATCAAATCTTCTACGGTGAAAAATCTTATCCTAGTTGGGTATTAAACACTACAACAGCAATCTGGCAATCTCCAATCGGAGATGCACCTAGTCTAAGTGAGGCAGAAATGACGACCCACTATTATGAGTGGAACGAAGCCAATCAATCTTGGGATAAAAAATCAGTTTAATATAGACAATTTTAGAAAGATAAGATAAGTATATTCGATAGATATGGATAAGAAAGTACTATCGGAAATAGCTTTATACTACGGCGATGTTTCAATGCCAAAAGATTGGCAAATAGACCCTATCGAATTAGCCCATCAAATTTTACAGTATCAAATACATAATAAAAAATATCCATTCTCAAAAACTTGGGATAAGTTGAATACCTATATCCGTGAACACATTAGACTTGAATATAATCTTGAATTAATAAATAAAAAAACGTGGGGTAATATTTACTCGCCTCATGAAACCACCGTTTCTTTATTAAATGTTGATCCTGTAGATTTAAGAAACTCACCGGATTATACTTTATTATACGGCGTTAAAGTTGATACCTGTTCGGTTAAGATTTGCTACGATGATAATAGACGAGCAGGCAGAAGTTGGGATATGCCTTTAACCAATAATAAATTTATCATGTTCCCTTCTACAAATATGTATTATATAATCAACCATCAAAAGGATTCCCTTAATTTTATACAAACGATTACTTATGAATCTCTCTAATTATTTTTGGTATTTTAAATCTGCATTAACACCTAGATTTTGTGATGATGTTATTAAACATGGTGTAGCTCAAAAAGAAGCCATGGCGATTACAGGAGATTATGGCAGGTATAGAAATATTGATAAAAACCCTTTAACTAAAGATGAAGTTAGAGATTTAAAATATAAAAGAAATTCAGATGTGGCTTGGCTCAATGATCCTTGGATTTATAAGGAAATACATCCCTTTGTTCATCAAGCTAATAAAAATGCGGGCTGGAATTTTACTTGGGATTATTCTCAATCTTGTCAATTTACTAAGTATAAATTGAATCAATACTACGATTGGCATTGTGATAGCCACGGGAAAGTTTATGATCTACCTAAAACTCCCTCGCATGGAAAAGTTAGAAAATTATCCATGACTTGTCAATTAAGCGATGGTTCAGACTATTCTGGTGGAGAATTAGAATTTGATTTTAGACAATACGATCCACCCCAAAGAGATGAATCTAAACATTTAAGGAAAGCAACAGAAATATTGCCTAAAGGTTCTATTATTGTTTTTCCTAGTTTTCTTTGGCATAGGGTTAAACCAGTCACCAAAGGAGTAAGATATTCACTTGTCGTATGGCATTTAGGATATCCATTTAAATAATGGATTTAAATGACTACTTTAAAACTCCTGTATGGGCAGAAGATAAACCAGAATTTGTAAAATCATTAAATAAGGCTAGCGATAAGTATATTCAAGCAGCTAGGAAAACTCAAAAAGATTATATTAAAAAATATGGAGACTTTGGAAACAGTTATCATTCAACTCCATTAACCAGAGATAATGATTTTTTAGATTTCAGGAAGTATATAGGAGAAAAGTCTTGGGAATTTTTAGATCAGCATGGCTACGATATGAAACTATATACAACCATATTTTCTGAACTGTGGGTACAAGAATTTTCTAAAAAAGGGGGAGGGGGCCACCAAGCACATCTTCATGCTAATCAGCATGTATCAGGATTTTATTTTTTAAAATGTTCTGATAAAACTTCTTATCCTATTTTTCATGATCCAAGAACGGGTGCAAGATCTACTAAATTAAGACTGAAACCAGAATTAAAAGGTGTTTTTCATGGTACCGAGTTAATTCATTTTAAACCCAAACCCGGCACCTTAATTATATTTCCAGGGTATTTAGAACACGAATATGTAGTCGATCATGGTAAAGAGCCTTTTAGATTTATTCATTGGAACATAACTGCTATCCCTAAAGAGATGGCAAAAGATGTTTAAAAAAAATAAATATATAGTTATTAAACAAGTTATATCAAAAGATTTAGCCACCTTTATCTACAATTATTTTTTAATGAAAAAACAGGTTTATGATACCTGTTTAAAACAAAGATACATTTCTCCTTATGAAGTTTTATTAGGTGAGTATGAATTAGCAGACGGTCAAATTCCACATACCTATGCTAGCTATGCAGATATAGTTATGGAAACTCTAATGTTGAAGTGCCAGCCGATTATGGAAAAGACCACAGGATTAAAACTTCAACCCGCTTATACGTATGCAAGAATTTATAAAAAAGGGGATATTCTTAAAAGACATAAGGATAGATTTAGTTGTGAAATCTCTACGACTATGAATCTTGGAGGTGATCCTTGGTCTATCTATTTAGAACCCAATAAGAATGTTTGTATTCCAACAGATAGTTTTGTACCGACTAAAAATAAAGGGATTAAGGTAGATTTAAAGCCCGGAGATATGTTGGTCTATCGCGGTTGTGAACTAGAACATTGGCGAACTAAATTTAAAGGTAAATATTGCGGACAAGTTTTTTTACATTATAATAATAAAAAAACTAAAGGTTCCGGACAAAACCTTTTTGATACAAGACCCCATTTAGGATTACCAAATTGGTTTAAAAATAAAAAAAATAATTAATTAAAGCTATGGAGCATATTCCAGGAAAGGCCACTTCAAGGAAGTTTTAAAATGATAATAGAAGATCAAAATATAATCACTCCTGAAGAAAAACGGTTTATTAAATCTGTTATTTTAGGAGGAGATCTTCCTTTCTATTGGTCTCCCTTTCAAGGTCCGCAAGATGTTAAACCTTTTCTTTATCACACCTTAATTCATCGAGATACCCAACAAATTCATTCCCCACATACAGAGTTTTTTAAAACTATCGTTAAACGCTTCGCTACTAAACATAAAATAAGTTGTAATGTTTTTTTAAGAGGATGTATTAACTTAACCTTTCCCACGGAAGGCAAAGGGATCCCCCATCAAGATCATACATTTTCTCATTCTCAAGCTATTATTTATTTAAATCAAAGCAAAGGTGGGTCCACTGTTATCTTGTCTGAAAAAAATAAAATTTTAAAAACTATTGACCCCCTTCAGTTTAAAATAATTAGTTTTAAGGGAAAGTATCCGCATTATCAACTCTATCCTAAGAAAGGACGCCGAATGACAGCGGTGTTAACATTTATTTAAATGAAAAAAAATAATTAATTAAAGCTTTCCTTTTGTCATTCCATCATACCAATATTTAAAATTCCAAGGTTTCCACTGGCCATAAAGAGCTCCATGAAAATCAACTCCCATGTCTCGTAACTCAACCGTAGAAGAACGTTTAGCATAAAAGTACGATTAAAAATAGGGTCTTTAATTTTAAATTTTCTAGCAGCCTTCCAGAATGGGGTATCATATTTAGAACCGTACATATAATGCCATATAATAAAATTTTGTATTTGCTCTATGTACGTGTGAAATGTACGAACAATAGGAGAAGGAGTTACTTTTTTATCGATAATCCAGTCCCAGATAAGACGGGCCCAGAATAAGTAAGATTGAATGGCGGTGGCCTCTAAGGGTTCAAGAAAAAATAAACGATTGCCCCCTAAAATAATTCTATTATCAATAATAGGTTTTTGAGCTACGTAGCTTTTAAATTTAAGATTATCTACTTTTTCGTTTAAATAAATCCCTTGTTCCGTTAAGTTAAATAATTTTTTAAAATTAGTGGCAGCTTTTTTAATAGGGGTAATCTTATCATTATACAGATAGCCATAAGAAGTAGTTTTAGTGGTATTAGGAATAACAAAGGCCCACCCATCAGGGGTAGCGACCGCTCGTGTCCAGTTAATATCACACTCTTTAGATTTTCCTTTTCCCAACAGGACCGCATTTAAGGGACTTTTGAGCATCTTATAATCATCCCAATTAGTTATATGTCTACCTCGACAATCAAAAATAAAATCCGAATCAACCTCCCCATAGTTATCAATATGTTTTTCCTGCACGGCAAAAGATTTAGATTTTAAAATAGTTTCCTGTAATTTAGCAGGATCATAATGGAGACCAACGCTATCAAAACCGAAAGGATGAAAAAATTTATCATTTTTCTTTCCCCAGTTCTCGTATAAAACTCCAAATTTAGGG